CCTTCACCGATTCGTACTCAATCTCAAGCTCTTCCAGAACGCTACTCAGATCGCCGGTAGAGCTGGCATTCATGACTTCATCCGCCACCGCCTCGACTGGTTTTGCGATTGCATCATCCAGACCAGAGAGAAGATCGTCGATCTCGTCGACGCCGCTCATTTTCGCAGCTTTCTGCACTGGTTCGTCGAGAGATTGCAACATTGCAGTCAGTTCGTCCAGGTCATCGTTTTTAACAGTGTTTGTAACTGCGCTCATTTTTAACTCCTTATGTTTTCGTTGGTGCGTTTCCGCGTTTTGGTTGAGCGTATTCTGGCAAAACCTATCAGGCGGAAAAGTCATAATTACAGGCAGTTAGAAGAACTGAAGGCAAAGAAAAAGCGCCATCAGGCGCTTTCGAATGGGAGTTTGAAGAAGCCGTATTTCTCTCGGGCTTTGAAGAAACACTGCATCATCAGGTCAGTATCGTAGAGAGCGCTGTGGGCCTTCTCACGGTCGTAAGTGAACCCAAGTGAGAACGCCAGCTCTTCCAGGCGTGGGCGCTTCCCATCCTCGGTAGCCCACAAGCCATCCAGCATGGAGTCAACCAGAGGGATATCTGGCAATTTCACCCCATAGCTACCGAACTCGTGGCGAATGAACGGAAGGTCAAAAGCCTCTCCGTTATGGGCGACTAACGCGCTACATGCGCCCATGTACGCAGCAATCTTGCCTGCGTGGTCAGCCAGTAGCGGTTCCGTCGCCAGATCTTCCAGTGAAATGCCATGCACTGCCTGCGCCTTCGGATCGATACTGCGACGCGGGTTGAAGCGCATCTCAAGGCTGTCGATGTGCTTCTGGGTTTCCAGTTCATAACGGGTTATCGCGATTTCGATAATTTTGTGGCCGGATGTGAAGTCCAGCCCTGTGGACTCAATATCGACGCCACCGACAATCGTGGTCATTCGTACTCCTTACAGCTTCTTCGCGCCTTTCAGCAGTGCGCCACGCACAAACTGAGCAGCCTTTTTCAGTGCGTCCTCGCCACTTTCGCAGACGACCGGCTCGCGCCATTCGCCCGTTGATGTGTTGAGGATCTGGATTTGGTTGGTCTCCAGGCAAACGGACACGTACAGAACCGTACCGCCTGAGAGTTTGAGGTGCATAGGAAACAGAGGGCGCTTGGTGCCGCCATTGAACTGCGACATCGCCACATTGATGGCTTCGCCAACCTCTTCCCCAACAAGTCCTTGAACGGACTCAAACACTGCGCGGATAGCCAGACGTGCTTCACGTTCACTCATCAAAGAGCGGGATTGTTCGTCAGCAATGCGGATCAGTGCTTCAATCGCTTTACGATCTAATTCATCCGAGAGGGGAAGTTCGTCTATCATTCTGTTTTTCCTCGATTCATTTCGCGTGTCTTATTGTCACACTGCCCAACAGGGGAGCAACATTCAGTGGAAGGTCACTCGTCCTGTTATACGGCGCTCGATGTTTTCAGCGGCTCTGTCCAGCACTCGCAATACCGATCTGGCTCGCGCTTCAACCGTGCGGCACTTTTCAGAAATAACGAACACCTGCAGATCGCCGGTTTGGGGAAGCGTGTTGATTTTCGTCAGCTCACCGCACATAAGTGCATCGATGCGAGCAACATAGAGACGGTCAAGCGATCCTCGCTGGGGACGCGCGAGATCTTTGCTGGAAAGCTCAACGCCCGGGCGAAGACCCGCGATAGCATTGAAGTTGGAAATGGCCGCTTTGTGGCAAAACTGCTCAATGTCGAGAGCCAGCTCGATGCAGCGGTCTTCGTTGGTCTGGCCGACCAGGTCAAGCGTATAAGCCATGACATCGGCTGGCGTGCGGTCGATAACAAAACCTTCAACGCCGCGGGTGATCATCTCGATGTGTCTGGCAATCTCCATCTGAACCTGAAGACGTTCGTAAAGGGGCAAACGCTCGCCAACCTTCACCCCCAGACTGCTCATCAGCTTGCCAACGCCGGCATCCACATACGGAATGCCATAATGCGCATCGATGTACCTTGCCAGGGTTGTTTTTCCACTGCCCTGTGCGCCAGTGATTCCAATCCGGTAATCCATTACGACCTTCTGTATACGATCTGCAAAAAGCCAGGCTCATCCTCATTTGCACGTTGGGTATAAGCCGTTTCGACTGGTACGAACCCTAAAGAACGCATCATTGGCGCCGGGAAGAACGCATCCGCGCCCGGCACATCCACGCCAATATGCGACAGCCAGATCTCTTCTACGTGTGGCATAAAGAGCGAGTAAATCTGCCCGCCACCAATCACCCAGACCGGATCTGGCAGTCTCAAAACGTCATCGATGCCAGCGGGGTAGAACCCATTGGGGATATACCCACGAGAGCGCGTCAAAACGAGGTTATGGCGCTCTGGCAGCGGGCGCTTGAGACTTTCCATCGTCTTGCGTCCCATCACGACAGTGGCGTTTTTGGTGAGTTGTTTGAACAGTTTCAGATCGGTCGGGCAACGCCAGGGAAGTTCGTTGCCAATGCCGATTTCATAGTTGCGGCCGACAGCTGCAATCATCTTCATTGGCTTACCTCATAGATGGTTGGTCGCTGGTGAGAATCTGCCAGCGCAGAACGCAGACGCGGATCATGAACCAGTGCGGCGATAAGTAAGTCGCCTTTGTGCTCTGCCAGCGTGCGCTTGATATGGGTTTCAAAACTGACACCGCGCGGAACCAGATGGAGCCAGTCATAATCAATGCCGAAGTCCTTCAGCCAGCGTTTGGTTGGGCCTTCGAGCGCTTCCGGACGACTACTGATAAGCACCACTTCAGCACCGGAGCGAGCAAAACCACGCAACATGCGGCTGGTGGGAAAGATGAGTTCATCACCGGCAATGAGAGCGCCTGCATCCGCATCAGACACTGCTTTGCGATGGCTGGCTCTCGCCAGCACACCCTCAATTTCACACAACACATACATCCCTCTGGCCATATCACACCGCCACTGGAACCTTGATCCACGGAAGAGGTCTGTAGCCGCACACCTGCACACCTTCCCATTTGAAGTCGTCCAGTTCGGCCCATTCATGCGGAAAAATGACAACCGGGTCGGACTCTTTGGGCGGCTCGCGCTTCATCAGCTCCTCAACGCCTTCCATGTGGTTGTCGTAGAGATGAACGTCAAAGCCAAAATGCACGAATGCGCCAGCCATGTGGCCGGTGATCTTCGCGAGGAAGTGGGTGAGAATGCCGTAACCGGCGATGTTGAACGGCATACCAACAAAGGTATCGACGCTGCGCTGCACCAGGCATGAGTTCAGAATGCGTTTCGGGATGCCCAGCTCGTCCAGCATGTTCTCAGTAATGCCGCCATCTCTTTCCAGAAGACACAGCATCTGGGTGTAAATGGACTCGTGGCCGTGGCGGTTGTGCTGAATGCCAATGTCGGTGGCCATCGTCAGTCGGGTCTCAAAGTCCAGCTCGCGACTCCACAGTGAAAACACGAAATGGCATGGCGGCAACTTCATGTCTTCCAGTTCGCCAACATTCCAGGCATTCAGCAGGATGCGACGATCTGTCGGGTTGGTGCGAAGCGTGTGAACGATACGCTGTAGCTGGTCGATTTCACGGGACAACACAACGCGATCTTCACTTACGCCCAGATACCCCTCGACCTTGTACCCGCGCTCACGGAACGTGTCGATTTTGCTCAAATACTCGCTATGGCTCACGATGCGGGTATCTTCCCACCGACGCCATTGTTTGCCATAGACCGGGCCTAAATCGCCATTTTCATCAGCCCAGGCATCCCAGATTTTGACGCCATTGTCTTTCAGGAACTGGATGTTGCCCGTTCCTTTGAGATACCACTCCAGCTCAACCAGTAACGGCTTCAGGTTGACGGCTTTTCCGGAGATAAGTGGAACAGAGCCGCCCGTTAGCATGTAGTAGGAAGGGACATATGAAACGCTTTTTGTGCCGGTTCCGGTGCGATCACCCGCGTGAACGCCAGTGTTGAGCACCGTTTCAACCACTTTGGCATACGAACCACTGGCAAACTGACCGTTCGTAAAGTCTCGATTCAGTAGGATAGACAAAATCAACCTCACACAAGATAAGTAAGTACATACATATTATTTTATACAAGTTTATCTGTCAGAAGTGTGTAAGACTAGGAGGGGAGTAAAAAAAATGGTGGCTCTTAGGCCACCATTGCAATGAGCAATTAAGAACTTGGACAATAAAACACGCCCAGGCAATATATAATGATAAGTAGATACTTACAATTATTTTTTTACCATCTCGTAAAGAGATGAGGTTTTCGCCTTCTCAACAAAGCGAGTCAGATCCACATCGCTGTAGGTTGGGGATTTGAGGATCTTGCCATCAGAAACTCTGAAGCCAATCATCATGTCAGTCCCTTCAGCGTGGCGGAAGCCCAGATCTCCCTTGTCGTATTTGCAATTCTCTACCGCCACACGACGCTCTTCGGCGTCAGCCGGCCACAGCTTGGTCATGTTGGAACGATGGATTTCTGCCACCAGCTCAACAATATCGATACCGAGAAAATCAGCCAGGCGGTAGGTCATCATGCAGGCAACGTAGATTTTATTCATCACGCGGCGCAGCTCCTGCACCAATTCGGAATCGCTAATCGGCTTCGCTTCGAGTTTGTCAGCCAGCGCATTCAGCATTAATGCAGCTTCTTTTGCTTCTTCAAACGGGATAGCCATGTCGTCAAAGACCGTGTTGCCTGGAACCATGATGGTGTGGATGAAGCGATCAACACTCTGCTCTTGGGTGTAGTAGCTCATGCCTGTAGAGATACCGCCTTTGATGGCCACCATTGTGCCGACGCCCACGTAAAGGAAGTCAGCCATCGCATCCAGCAGCGCCGTCATGTCCCCGTTTTTAGCTGCCGGGATGCCCTCGGTAACAGCTTCTTCGTGGATCAGCTTGGCACGCAGACGCAGTAGTGCAGGATCTGGAATGGCACGGCGTGGGTGCTGAAACAGTGTGTGGAACTGGTCAACCATCAGGTAGATGCTTTCCGTTGCCTTGCCAAAACCGGGATTCAACTCGTAAGGCTCTGGCTTAAATCCCACGAGTTTGTCTGCGGCAAGTTTCAGATGATCGGTCAGTTTCGTAAATTTCATGTCTTCTTTCTTTCCTTTGGACTTCATTTGATACGTCAATTGTGACCCAGCAGCGCCAGGCCACAAAGTGGTTAAACTCGGCTTAAAGGTCTGCGAACTGGCTCAGGCCGGAGCGATCGACAGCGGAGTCAATCTGGCCAACGAGGTAGTTGCTTTGTTCAGCTTCCTGCGGAGCGATCTGCAGGGTGTCTGACAGCAGCCATTTATTCATCCATACCAGTGGATCGTCTTTGATTTCCGGGAACAGCGGTCGCAGCCCAAGACGACGCATTGCCAGGTTGGTGCGGTATTTCACATAGCTTTTGAGGATGTCGGCATTCAAGCCAATCATTGAGCCGTCTTTAAACAGATAGTCAGCCCAGCGCATTTCCTGCCCGGCCACGTCCATCATGGTCTGATAGATGAAGCTCTCTTCTTCTGCGGCAATCATCTTCCACATCAGACCTTCACGACCGGTACGCATAAAGCGGATCATGCGTTCAGTACCTTCGCAATGCAAAGCCTCGTCACGCGCGATAAAGCGCATGATCTTCGTGTTGCCCTCCAGCAGCTTCCGCTCACCAAAGGCGAACGTACACGCAAAGCTCACGTAGAAGCGAATCGCCTCCAGTGCATTCACCGACACCAGTGTTCGGAACAGCTGGCGCTGGAGAGGGTAGGGCTTGCCATCAAACTCGCTGACATACAGCCGTTCAAATTCGTCTTCGCCAAGATGCTGGCGAGCGCAGGTCATTTCGTACAGCCTGTCATATTCGCTTGAGATGCTTACAGCCCGGCTGATGATCTCTTCGTCCGTGACGATGCCGTCGAAAACGATGCTCGGGTCATCCACCATACCGCGGATAATGTGGGTATAGCTGCGGCTGTGAATCGTCTCAGAGAACGACCAGGTCTCAACCCATGTCTCCAGCTCAGGAATGGAGATCAGCGGCAGCAGTGTTGCGTTTGGACTGCGACCCTGAACGGAATCCAACAGCGTCTGGTAACGCAGGTTGCTCAGAAAAATATGGCGTTCGTGCTCTTGCAGCTTGGTATTGAAGTCGATGCGGTCAGTGGTAATGTCGACTTCTTCAGGGCGCCAGAAGAACGAGAGTTGTTTCTCAATCAGCTTTTCGAAGTCACGGTACTTTTGCTGATCGTAGCGTGCTACGTTGACAGACTGGCCGAGGAACATAGGTTCCTTCGTTGCGTCGTTAGCGCCCAAACGGAAAGTAGAATAAGTCATGTGTTTCCCTCTGAATGTTATCGAGTGGCTTTAAACAAATTGTTATCTTATTGGTTTAAACAAGGTGCTCAACTCAATGAAAAGGTGGGGATTTCTCCCCACGCTCATCAGATTTTGCACGCGCCATCGCACTCATCTTCTGGCTCAACAACCTCCGCAGCGGAAGGTTCTGACACCTGATCGTCGTCATCACGCTTACCAGCGCCATCACGCGTGTTGTGGTAATAAAGCGTCTTCACACCTTGCTGATACGCAAACAGCAGGTCTTCCAGCAGCTTCATCATTGGAACCTTATCGCCAGGGAAGCGAGTCGGGTCGTAGTTGGTGTTCGCAGAGATGGCCTGATCGAAGAACTTCTGAATAATGGCCACCTTAGTCAGATAGCCGCGGTTATCCGGCATATCCCACAGGTACTCGTACTGGTCTTTCAGTTGCGCGAAGTCCGGAACGACCATCTTCACGATGCCGTCTTTGGAAGACTTCACGGACACCGGGCCGCGTGGCGGCTCAATACCATTGGTGGAGTTGGTGATCTGGCTGGACGTCTCACACGGCATTTGCGCTGTAAGAGTGGAGTTACGCAGACCATGCTCACGGATACGGCCACGCAGTTCTTCCCACGGCATTTTCAGCTCGAAAGAGGTCTCCGGGTTGGTATCCAGCGTTTTGCGATAGTGGTCGACTGGCAGCTGGCCCTGTGCATATTTGGTGTGGGAGAACCAGTCACATGCACCTTTCGCTTCAGCCAGTCGGCAGCTCGCATCGAGCAGGTAGTACTGAATGGCTTCGAAGGTCTCATGCACCAGCTGGTTGCCCGCAGCGTCAGAGTAGTTAAAGCCGTTATTCGCCAGATAGTAGGCAAAGTTGGTCACACCAATACCCAGACTACGACGAGCTTTAGCCGGGATTTCTGCAGCAGCCATCGGGTAGTCCTGATAGTCGAGCAGAGAGTCCAGTGCCGCCACAGCG